ATAAATCACCGGTTTGATTAAGCCCCATAGTAGGGGAATTTACAGGGGATTCCTGCTATGGTTATAACAAGGTAACCTTTGGGTGTGAGGGGAAGGGTGGAAGCCGATCCTGAGGTAGCTGAGGTAGATGTGGTAGGAGAAACAAGGCCAATATTGCCTTGAAACGTGGCATTGCCTGTTAAGGATGATAGGGATAAAAGTGGGTTTGAAAAACTACCACTCCCCGTATTTTCATTTGCTTGGCTATATGAAATGAAATCAAGAGTTCCTCCAGGACTCGAAGCTACACCAAATGAAGCTCCTCCTGCTGAAGTATTGGTTAAGCTAAATGAAGCGCTTGTGGGGGAAGATAAGTATAATTGTTGACCCAACAGACTAGTGTTTGTTCCACCTGTGAGGGGGAAAGGACCGGCACTGCTATTTATCCAATTTTGGCCGGTGTAGCTGTAATTGAATTGGGGCACCAAATGCTCTAGTAAAGTAGCTGATTGGAGCATGTCAGCGAACACGGTGTCTTGGGTTGCATTGCTTGGAGCAGCAATAGTTATCTTGATGTAGGGATAAGTGCCTTCTGTAACCGTTACTGAAAAGCTACCTGCGGCGTTAAGCTCAACTTCTAGGTTATTTCCCCCAACTCCTGGAACGGCTGCGTAAAAAGTAAACCCTTGGCTAGTAGAACCCGAAACGTTAACACTTGCTGTAGCCGCTGAATCTACTATAGAAATGCTACCGTCTAAATAAACGTTACCGCCCGCTCCGGCATATGTGTCTGTGCCTCCAGACAGTCTTACACTATTTATAACCTGAGCTTGATCTGTTCCCGTAATGCTATAAGTAACTTGAGCTATAGCAGCGTTATCGAGAGCATTAATAATATCAGAGGCCATGCTGACCCCTGATTGGATCTGAACAACCAACTCTCCTTGAGACCCATATGAAACTACCTCACTGCCTTGAGTTCCTCCCGGAATGTACATTATTGTCATTCCGTTTCCGTTTGACGGGTAAACTGGAGGTGGTAGAGGGGAATTAATACCTTGGGGTGGGAAATTAGCCGCGTTGTTAAAAACGTACGTTATGTCGCCTAAAACGCCTGAAGCAGCTACGGGATACGTATCGGGGGAACCTATGTCTTGCGTGGTTTCGAAAAGTAGGGACTCGTTGATTCCAGTAGGACTGGTTAGGTTAGAAAGAGTTGTGTTGGCTCCGCCTCCTCCGCCTCCTCCTGCAGCTTCCCACGCGTGGTTAGTAGTGGACCAGCCGTAAATGGTGCCAGAATCTGCAGCAATAAATATTTGTCCGGGAGACCCAGGACTTGGTAAATCTGCTTGAGTAGGTACGGAAGGGGGGGCTAAGGGAAGCCCTAAGAATTGGCTGGACATACTATTCCTTTATAGGCTGCTTGGGTTTTTTTCTTAATATGTTTCGTTGAAACCAATTAAGGTTTTTTGGTTGCTTTATGGAAGCCTTTTTTTCTGTTTTTAGCTCTAAGGCCCGTTTAGCTCTATACTGCACATCTGATAGAATTACAGATATAGGGTAGGCAGCTTTTGCAGCTGCTTCGGTTTCAAACTGCCGACATTCGGTGGGGCTTATTACTACCACATATTTCATTAGTAGGTGCCTCGGTCTGAGACAAATTGATAATTATATTGGACCCAGTCCTGTGTGACTGTGACAGAAGCTCCTGCATACCAGATAACTAAACAGAATAAGCCTACAGGGTAGGCAGTGGGTATGTTGGTGGTAATTGAGGTACTGGCCGCTGTTCCGTTTATATAAAACATAACTTCAGTGCCGGCGGTGTTTACCTCCACACGAACGTCATTCCAACCCGTTGTTACAGGGATACCCAGGTCCACGTAGTTAGTACCAACGTCGTTAGAGTAGGTTTGGCCTTGCCAGTTTGCGTTTAGATAATTAAAAAATAGAAGGGCAGAGTTATTTACGGCCGGGAAGGAATCCCCAAAACCAAAAGATATACCATAACTGTTTGTTACCGTAGGGAGAGAGGGAATGTAAAATGAACCTGCAAAGACTTGACTTGAGGCCCCAAACAAAATGGGCTGTAAAGCTGACACAAACCCGCTGCTAGTAACACTAGAGTCTACAGTGTATTCAACAAAGCCTACCCTGGTATCTGTGTTAGTGGCTAAGGCTGCACAAGACCCTTGAAAAGCTAAACCCAAGATACCTACAGGATTGCTTGTATTGACCTCGTAATTGTACGGTAGAAAGTCCTCTGTAACCTGGAAAACGGGTATTGAAGAAGTTGGGTCAATTATGAACTGTCCTCCACCAGATCCGGTATTAGTAATTGTGGTAGTTCCTGCTGAGGAACTGACCGATATACCTGTGCCTCCTGTTATTACTTGAGCAGAGGTGGTATTACCATTAATACTGGCAATCCCGCCTCCCCCACCACCACCCGATTCCCACGCATTACTGTTCGTAGACCAGGCGTAAATCACACCGGTATCGATAGCTACAAACACCTGGCCGGGAACACCAGGCTCAGGTAGAGCACTGGAGGTAGGCACAGAAGGTACGCTTAGGGGGAGGCCTATAAATTGACTAGCCACGTGGGCTTACTCTTTTCCGTTAAAGGAAGCAGCCGTAATTGTTGCGGTACTGGCTCCGCTGGAACCATCCGTGTAAACACAACGGACATAGTTAAATCCGGCTTGGGAATAATTCCACATAACCGACCCGGCTGCAGCTACAGTTTGCTGAGTGCTTTCTATATCTGTCCAGTTCGTTGGAGCCTGTTGATAGGTACTATAGGGATCGTTTGAAGCCTGAAGCTTAAACATGCCTGTAGGGGTTCCGGTAAACGTCACTTGAATCGAGAAGTTATCTGTGGTTTGTAGGCTAATTGCAGTGCTATTTATAGTAGTGTTCATAACCTTGGCTACGGGTATGATATTTTGGGTATTGAAGTTACGCATAAGGTCCTTTGGAAGGGAAGAAGGGGTCTTCTTATTGGTGGGGTATCCCTAGCTGCGCTTGTCTATTTGGCGTGCTTGTAGGGACGTGGGGTATAAATCGTCGTTTTTACTCACAGCTTTTAATTGAGCTGCAGTGGCACCCTTAGGCTTAGTGCTTTGCTGCCTTTGTTGAGCTTGTTGTGCCTGAGAGGCTATTACTGCCTGAGCGGCGTAGGGAGTCATTGTAGAATCAAGGGGTTGGCCTATTAAGTGGCTTAGGCCTATTCGTTGCGTATAGGACAGCTTTTGAGGGTTCTTTACATCTATAATCTTTTCCATTACCTTTTGGTTTATTAGGTTAACCGCCTCGGGGTGTATGGTGCGTAGGGTCATTATGTCTGGGGGTGTTAGATTGCCTTCTTTTGCGTATTTAAGCACCAGGAGAGGGTTGTTGGCTATATCCAGCTGTCTGTGGTAATTAGCTTCAGAACCTTTACCAGGAGACATTAAACGGTCAAGAGGGGCGTTCTGGACGCCTTTTGGCTTTATGGAGCTAAGGTAACTCAAAGCAGGAACCACATGGGCTGCTAAGGCCACAGCATGGTCGGGCAGCGTTTCCCCTAAGTTGCCTCCCAATTGCTCCAGCTGGCTTGGATCCATTTTAAGGCTTTCTATACGCTCAGAAAGCTTTTCTCTAGCAGCTTCGTCAGGCTCGGAGTGGATCTTCTCGTTGTGGAGAAAACCTGTAACATGACTTTCAAGGCGTTTAGAGCCTTTATGGGCCTGTTTTCGGTATTCTTCTAAAGAGTTCTCGGAATGGCCTAGTTTGGTTAGCTGGCCTAGAAGGCCTTGCGAGGCTCCGTAATGGGCTAGAGCCTCTTTTGGGTTCGTTACGAACTTTCTGTTAGCTTCGACTTCGCCACCTTCAGCGTAATGTTTACAGCCCTCTTCATGGAGTTGATCGGAATCGCAATATTGGACCAAACCGCCGTTGGACATAGCTTCGCCACAGTGACAATTCGGATGAGATTGTCCGTAACTTTTACAACTAGGGTTTCTACAAACCCACGGTGGGAATATGGCCATTATCTTTGTGTTCCTTGCAAATGCATTCTTTGTGGATTTCCTTACCTATTGCTCGCCCAATTACTTTAAAAGGCCAACCAAGTAAGCTAGAAATTCCAGTAATATATAAGTAGCTTATTCCCAACAGAAGGATTGCGGTAGCAACGTTTTCTAAGAATTCCATAATTGCCTCCATATACACAGTATCTTCTATAATTGTGTAGGCATTATGGTGTATTCACCATATCATACTTTTTAGCTACGCCCTTTTTAGCGGCGTTTTTCAAAGTTCCTTCAATGTTGGATCTTCCTTCGAACATTTCGTTTCTATTCTGACCACTTACTGGGGATGAGGAAACTAGCATCTTATCAACCTCGTCTTGACTCATTTCGGGGAAAGCTACTCGTATATCTCCTCTAACCCGTGCCAAGGCTCTTTTATAAGCTTGTACTTTGGGATCTCCTGCAGAAGCGTAAGATAGAACCCCGCTAATAGCATCACCTAGTAGGGGTATTCCTGAGATCTTGGCTCCCTTTTCCAATCTGGTTATCCCTGTCGCATTGTCTGCCATGGTTTTATAAGAATCCCTAAGATTAGATAGAACAGAATCATACTGATCGAGTTTGTTATATTGATCCTTAAGGTCTCCATAGTCAGCTTCAGCAAGCGGGTTCATTTTAGGGTTGGCAGCAAAGAACTTAGATTTAGCGTCAGGGGTTAATAGGGGTTTAATAGGGGTATCTAAAGGGTCGTGATAGTCTTGGGGATTGTACGATGACTCGGGCTGCGGTTGTCCAATTGGTGTAGGACCTTCACCTAAAGTGGCTTGAGGTTTTTGAGTGGCCTTCTGGGTTGCAGGGGATAGATTTGGCCCCCCCGCTTGATGTATGGCTTTTGATGCGTTGTAGAACGTCGCCATTTGTATAGCTCGTTCCGCGGCTTTGGCTCCAGCGACCTGATTATAGGCCGCAACGGCTGTCGGGGTTCCAAGTTTAAGAGCTTGATTTTTTAAGGCTGCTAAGAGTTGGTCGTTTACAGAAATTTTAGAAGCAGCTAACGAAAGTAAACGGTTTCCGGTTAATTTATCATAGGCATCAACCAAGTTTTTTTGGTTTCCTGTATTTTCCTCTTGGGCCTTCATTTCACGTTCTGCCATTGCATTAAACACGTCTAGAGCGGGATTATGGGTCGAGCCCAGCTGTCCTGCACCAATTCCACCAAGAATTAATCCCAAGCCGTTTAAAATGCCTGGTTTGCGGGGTGTAATGGGATTTTTAGCCAAATAGTCTCTATAGTTTTCTATCTCTTGGGCTTGTAATTCCGGAGCAGCTTTTTGTTGGTCAGCGATAGTGCCTAATTTGTTAGCGTTTTGTTCTACTAACGGTTGTTCTTTTTGGGCTAAAGCTGCCTCTGTAGCAGCTTTTTGTCTTTCTCCTAATAGTTCTTGTTGAGGAGTTCCAATCGCGTTCTGAGAAACATCTAATTGGGGAACATTGGGTAAAGAAGGATCTGCGGCTAGAGGAGCATCAGGGGTACCTTCGTCTAAATAACGTCTATCTCCCCTATCTGCCACAATTTGTACCAACATTTTGTGGTGCTCATCTTTAGCAGCGGCTATACTTTTCTTGGCGCTTTTTGTGTCTCCCGCGTCACTATCAGCTTTAGCTTCACGCGCCTTTTCACCAGCTTTTGAAACACCTTTAGGAGAATCTTCATATTCAGCTTTATGAACACCTTTTACTTCTCCACCTTCTGCTAACGGAATTAGTTTAATTTGAGCCTTTAAAAGCTTTGGAAGAGCGTTATGGGCAACTACAATCTTATGGCCCTTTTCGTGCTCAAATGTGCTTGTTTTATCGTCACAAGCAATTTTTTTCATCTTTTTCAAATCTAAAAGGTCCATTATTTGAGTCCTTTCTTGGCGAGGGACTTCAGAATGAATAGCCGAGCCTTATCGGGGCTCAGTTTGTTCTCAATATGTCGCGGTAAGACTTCTCCACCATCTTCAAGGGTAACTGGAATAGTGTCGTTCTCTAGGCTATCCCCTTTAACCTTAGCTTGGCCTTTAAACACAGTGCCAAGTTTTAGGGGGTTGGCTCCGTGCTGGACTTGTTTAACCTCTTCTGGGTTTAAATAACGTTCGCCAGGAGAAACCATGGCCTTTACGCTTGAACTTTTACCACCTTGAGCAAAATAATTAGCTACGTGAGAGTCGTGTAGGCCTTCACAATACCCGCCGCGAGCTAGTCCTAAGCTACTTGCAACACTGCCTATTCCAGCTCCTAGAGATTTTAGCCCCATGGGGTCTTGTTGAGCTTGGCCTTGTGGATTCATGTTTTGTGCGAGAGAACCCAAGAATTGAAAAATGTTTTGACCATTTATTGTAGGATTTGCCTCCGCTCCGCCCGCGGTTGCTCCTGCTGTGGCTCCTGTAGCGGCTCCAGCTCCTACGGTTCCACCTGCGTCATACTTTTCTACCTCACCACCTTTATAAAAAATTGAACCAAGAATACTGCCAGCGGCTCCAAACAAACCTCCTGCGGTTTTTTGATTAGCCGCTGCGTTTGCTTGTGCGGTTTGCGCATTAATGCCTTGGGCTTGAGCGTAGTTATTAACGTTGGTGGCGTTCTGAGCCGCATTTGCTCCCGTTGCTGTTCCATATACACCAGACTGTACACCTTGTTCGCCTAAACCTTGTTGGGCTATTTGGTTTTGAAGAGCTGCTTGGGCGTTTATCGCATTAAGCTGTTGTTGGCTCTGTAGCGACGCGGCTTGGCCTACTGCACCTTGTTGAGTGGCTGCGCCCTGTTGGCCCGCTTGGCGGGCAATTAAACCGACATTAGAGGCTGCTCCACGTTGACCTGCTTGTAAGGCTGCCGTGTTTGCTACGTTTTGGCCTGTGGCTTGGTTTAACATTGTCTGAGCGGGGTTGGGTCCCGCTCCTGTAGAGATTTGACCTAATTGCCCGGCTAACCCTTGCTCAGCTCCTACCGCACCATTAACAATTTGGCCGTTTTGAGCTGCCGCTCCTGAGGTGTCCACTGTGGGCGCGTAATTTAAGTTTGTTGTAGGAGCTAATTGCGCTGAATAGCCACTCTGAGGGGTCAATAGACCTGCAAGGCCGCCGTTAGCTGTGTTGCTTGTAACACCACCTGCATCGTAGTGCTTTACATGCTCAAGTGCTAGCTTGGTTTGCTTGTGTACAAATTCCAATTTTTTCTGGAGATCCATAATTTCCTTAAGAGAGTCCAGCTGCATTTGCAGCTCGAATGGGGCGGGTGGCTTTTTTGAGGATTATGTTACAATTGATGCCACTTAATGTGAGTCCCGCTCCTGGGAGGGTTCCATAGGCAGGATTAAACACTTCCTGAACCGTGATTTGAAAACTTTGGCAAAGTTGTTGCTTAGAGTGTATGCGCCATTGCTCTAAATTACCAGGAGCGCCTACAGGAGTCGGTACACCAAACGGACTTGGAGCTGAACTGCTAAAGTTTTGAGGTGTGATCAACACCGCAGTGGCTGGCGATGGGTTGTAGTCGTAAGCTACCTTAACCCACAGTGAATGTGGGCTTAAGTATTGGCCCAAAAGGTAACACTCTCGGAACCGTTCATAGCCTTGAAGGGACGCTAGGTTTAGCCAGCTGGTTGTAAAGCTTAAAAGGACCGGGTTACTACCGTCTAAATACTGATTTGGTGTTTCTTGGTAAACTAAACCCTCTGCGTTGATAAATGTGTGTAGATTTTGGTAAATAGTGGAAGAGGTGCCTGGAATACCTACAAAAGTCCCCCATTGTCCGTAGAAGTAATCAAACATGAGTGTTATACCTGTATCCAAGGTAAACCGTACTTGATTGGTTTCGGGGACGTTTATAGCACTCAACACTGTTGGCTGGGTATCCGTGCCAACGTCAAATTGTGTGTACTGTTCTACGGCTGCGCCGATATATTGCGTAGATAAATCTCTCCCTAAGAGCCATATTCCTTTATCGGACTGGAACATAAGGCCTTGGGGCATAAACACAATTGATTGCTGGTTGGCACAACCTACAGTTGACGTGATAAAAGTTGGGTTAGAATAACCGTTATTGGCTCCGGTGTTGTCAGGACCGGTTCCGTTTATGTAATAAATTGCATTATTCTTAAAAATTATGAGCTTGTCGTCCAGGGGGCAAAGAGCGGTTATATTTCCCGTACTGCCTTGAGCTGCGGTTGTAGGGGATACATAAAATGTAAAGAGATCAGACCATTCTACCGGCACGTTTTCGATGTTTTGTTTTGAAAACCACAAAAGAGTTGGATCTTCTGCGTCAACAAGCCACGCTCGAGTATCGAATAGGCTTAAAATGTTGCTTGCAGGTGGATTAATATCTTCCACCACTCCACCGGTTGTATAAATTATGTTATTTCCTAAAATTTGAGCATCGGATTGACCATCTACAATAGTTACGTAATCCGTTGTGGTGGAATTTAGAGTCGGTTGTATGATCGAAGTTGTTTCGTAATAGACCTGGTTAGCCACACTCCAGCGATAGACCTGAATTTTGACAGGATTGGCTATTTTGTAGGTTAAACGGAGTGTGGGGACGCTGTAAGTAAAGATATAATCTGTTCCACCGCCTGAAGTAGTAATGGCAACGGGAATGCTGGGGGCACTTCGGTGCTGGTTTCCTTGATTGTCCACCCATGAATAAATGGCTTGTACATAGTAAGCGTCTGTATTGGTAGAGCCATCGGGCTGAGCTGCAACATTGCCCACGAATGTGATAGTCTCTGCAGTATAACTGCCTGTAGCTGCTAGAGATAATGTAACCGTAGTGGCTGTTATACCTGTAACTAAAGATCCTATCGCAACTCCTGTTCCAGACACAGTCATACCGATTCCAATTCCAGCTACTGAGGAAAGGGCGGTAATAACTTTGCTGCCTGATGTGGTGGTGCCCGTGGGAGTTACGGAGGAAGTTGAAGTAGATACCTCTACGGAATCTGGCCACACAAAAAAGTTCTGTTCTACAGGCAGATATCCGTCGTACATCAAACCGAATCCGCCACTTGTTTGCAAAACAGAAGCTATTTCAATCGTATCAATATTGGTACTATTTAGTTCAATCGATGCTAGATTGATTCCAGTTTGAGAATAGACAGGAGGAACCTGTAAATTGATGCTTTGAATACCTCCCGGGGCCTGGGCCTCAATGAAGTCCTTGTACAAATAAGGAATCTGGGCCACATTGTCGCTAGACAAGACACCAGGGAGACCTTTTGTTAAGTAGCCAGCGCCATTTTCATAAGCAAGTTTTGCTATAATTACAGGGGAACTGGTTAGACTTGCTCCGCTCAATAAAAAGTATGTGTTTTGGTAAGGGCTTTGAAAAGCTGTTAAGAAATACGTTTGACCTTTAACTATAAAGGCCTTTGATGCTAATCCAACACTTCTAATTATATTGACCACTGAACCGACGGTGCCTGCAGATGAGCAGGTTACTGCGTTTATGTAATTGGAGGGAATGCTTGAATCATACCCATACATATTAGAAACTTCGTAATATATTGTGCAGGTGCCATTTAAGGCGGCCGATGTGATGTTGGCGATTGTTACTGTGGTTATAATTTCTTGAGGAGAAAACACAGTGGCTAAGTTTAGGGCTAATCCCAAGGTGTAGCCTGTGCTAGTAGCGCTATTATAGAAACTTACGTAGATGGGTGGTCCAGATTGAGTCGTGTCTACACAAAGTGACATTAAGGTTGCTGTGTAACTCGAAAAAGTAACAGCTGTGCCTGTATTCAAGGTGGAATCTAGGTAATTTACTTTTACTGCCTGACCTCCAGATGTGGTATCATAGGCGTAATATAGTTTATTGTTTGATACGATCCCGTCCCAAGACCCTGCAGAAGAAGGAACATAGGAAGATGCTAGGTCAGCGTTAGTTGTGACATTGGAAGGGTTATTAATGTTTATGGCAATGTACTGTAAATGATTTGCCGATGAGATTACGTTTGTGAAAGCTACTATAAAATAGTTATCTAGTAAAAATACACGTAAAGAACCTGAAACTGTTCCGGAACTGACGGGTATTGCTGTAGGTTGTACAACATTTTGTCCAGTCGTGGAGTCAGATATAACGTACTTGTAGGAAGTTGTAACATTGTTTGATTCTGTGTATGCAGTACAAGCTAAACCATTAGGAGCCACAACTATATCACATTGCACCTGGTTTAAGCTGTTTCGTATTAAAGGCAACGTAGATACTTCTACGGGGGTAATAGAACCCTTTGTAACCCAATTCTGGGACCCTTCGGAATATGCTGCCACTGTAGGCCCTATTGCCGTAAGGTTGCCATTTAGAGTGGTTAAGTAGCTATAAGATGTGTTTGGTAAAGAAGGTAGGGTGTCGTAACCGTTTCTTTTTTGTAAAAGACCCCCCTTATCAAATATAGAGTTTTGTAAAACAAGGAATTGCCCTACAGGTACCTGCCATGGGTCGGTTTTAGTATTTAAACCTTCGGCAAAATTAATATTTACGGTTTGGGGTTGGGACATCTATTAAAGCTCGGAAATTACTATTTTTATGCCGTTAAGCGTGGTGGTTACATAATTAGTATTAGGGTTATTGACAAATTTGGCGTATAAAGCATAACTATGTGAACCTGAAGAAGGGGCAGTGGTGCTTGTGTAGGTAAAACTCACAGGAAACGTTATTGACTGGGATGTACCACTAGTTTCAAAATAAAAACCATAATCCCAAAATGCCACAGTAGTTCCATCTTCTTGTAGAGCTAGTCTAACAACACAGTTTCCTAAAGTAGCGTCGCTTGTTATTGAAAGATAAGAGTCACCGTTTAACGCTCCATTATCTGAAGTTATTTCAACCCGTACACAACCTACTCCAGAATTTGTATAACTTAGGGAGGTGTTTGTAAAAACATATGATGTAGACGCTGTTGTTAAGCTGGCTGTTTGTACGGAATAAGCTGGTCTAGAAAGAGCTGATTGTGTGGGTGTCAGGGTTCCTGAAGTAATTTGTGTAGCTGTGATTGTGTTGTTTGCTATTTGTGTGGCTGTTATTGTATTGTTTGCTATCTGTGCATTTGTTATTCCATGGGAGTATGCAACTCCTGTGGCAAGGTTGCCACTCGAGTCTATGGTTAAAAAGCTTGTGGCTACTGGTACCCCTGACGGAAGTGTTAAATTATAGTTTTCTGACAAAGCTGAAGGCGGTCCTAGGGTTATAAAATTGCTTCCCGAGGTGTTGTTACCGAGTAAAATACTACCCGCTTGTATATTTGCAGGAGTGTTGGTGTTTTCATTAACGACCAAGACACTACTGACAAAAGAAGCTGTGGCAGTTCCGGAAACAATCCCCGAACTGGTAGCATTAACTGTTCCACCACTTGTTATCTTTATTTTGTTACCGTTGCCATCATTGTAATAAAGGTCTACACCTGATACGTAGATGCATCCTAAATCTAGTGCCCCTGAAAGGGGAGAAGATTGGGAGTTAAAACGAGAACTGCGTAAACTTGTTTCATTAAAAGAATTAAAGTTAAGGTCGGCGTTTATATTAATACCACTTGTGGGGATTGGAACACCGTTACCAGGGGTGTGGTTATGAGCATCTAACACACTGGTGTTAGCGTTAATACTTTGTTCCCAGACCAATCCACTATCAACCGCAATAACGGGCTCTAGTAGATTCATATTTGGAGTCATTATCGGCATAAGGTGTTTTCTAGAAAACCCAGAGACTAACTGTGGTCTCTTGGGACGCGTTTAATATTAAGGTTCGCTGTGGAGCTGGGTTGGTATTTTGCTTATCGTAAAATGTGGCAGGAGAACTGTTAAGGACAACTATATACCCTTGGAGGGGTTGACCTAGATTGTGGTTGATTGTGTTTGACCCGTTTGTGAGCTTTATTCCGGTCAAAAGTTGACCTGATACAATAGGGTTAGCCAAAACAGGGTTTAATTCAGCGGCCCACTTAGGGTTGGCCAGGGACCAGGGTAGATTGGGTGAAAGCACTAGTAGCCCCCAAATCCGCCAAAGCCACCCGATCCTCCGAAGCTACCAAAACCACCAAAGCCTGGGTCTGGACTTGAGGCTCTTAAATTTTGAACTGTATTAACTTGCTCAACATCTCGATTAGAGGCTGCGTCCTCAATACGTTGTTCAATTCGATCGTTAATTGCTGAAAGAGCATTCCACTTTTCTAAAGACTCTTCCTTGACCATGGCTTTCATAGCTGCATCATTTATAACCCATTCAGACCACCCTGAGATGGAAAATGGGAGCATGTCAGTGTCTTGTAGAAGCTGGTTCATTACGGGCACGTACCAGAGACGTATTAGTTGGTTAGTGTTAGCCGGAATAATGAACAGATTGGTCCCCATTTCTCGGTAACAAATGGGAACAAAGCCGTTAAAGAATCCGGGGGCTACTCCGAACGGGTAATTGTACTTGTCTCGGTCTGACCAATTAAAACGAGCGCATGGAAACCAACCATTAGGTGTCCCAGGATTTCCGTTAACGTTAACATCCACGCCTGATAATTTATAGCAAGCTGGAGCAGCACTATAGAGCGCTCCGTCGGGGAGTGGGTACTGGTCGGCTCCCGTCAAGTTGATAACAAGGGGTGGAGCGAAGAAGTAATTTGACCCATACTTTAGGACCAGTAAATCATACAAAGCGTATACACTTTGATTGATATTAAAGTTCCATTCATCTATTGTCAGGTACTCTGAGTTTAATTTGTCAGCCCGAAGTTGGGACATGTACCTAAGGTAACCAAGGCTAATTTGGCCGGGTAAGCAGGGTGTGATTGATGTGGGGTAAGAGGGTGTGTAAGCTGAAGTAGAGCCGTTAACAGAAGCTACTTGATAGTAGTATTGAGTCTGAACGTTGACAGAAGAATCTAAATAATTCGCGGTACTGGGAGTTCCTACCGTCGAAAAGTTGACCCCGTCAGTAGAACGCTGTACTGAATACGATGTAGCGCCTACTACGATGGGCCAACTTAGAAAGTTCTGTCCATTACCTGTTTGCAGAATGGGTGTTATGGGTTGATACGGAGCTGACAAGGGACGCTCCTAACTTATTCACCGTTTACAGAAACGCTTTTGAATTCGACTAAGAAAGACAACCCAACCGTTGAGTTATTTGCAGGAGCGGTGGGAACCAGTGTGGTTGTAGAGCTGCTTGTGGGAGCTAGAAATTGAACTAAAATGAATCCACCGGTATTAGCAGAACCACCCATTGGAGCTGGTCCCATCGATTGGTTCGGGTCTCCGATCACTTCTATAGATGTAATGTCTGATATAGCCGAGGCCTTAACAGTTCCTGAAGAAGAACCGCCCGTGGTGTAACCTGTAGCTGTTGCTATAAAAGATTGTCCAACCGTGGGAATTAAGCCCTTCGGAAGGCCGACACCCTGCCAGCATTGCAAGTTAGTTGCATACACGGTTTGAGCAAATGAGAATCCGGTCGCTAAAGGGGAAGCTCCATCTTGTGGAACTCCTGCCAAAGGTTGAGCAATTGTAGAAGTGATTGTCACTACATTTGAACTCGCCCCTGCAGTAAAGCTGTTTGTTGCAGAGCCTACAGAGATGGGAAGATTTTCTAAAGTAAGTACTAATGCGGAAGCTATGGTGTTTGCAGAAGCTCCAGAACTGATTGTCTGTTGAACTAGGGTACCAGAGACGCCAGTAGGAGCATTACCGACACCAGAGACACTAAACCAAATAACAAAAGTATTACCATATGAATCATAAACTGAAAAATATGTGGATGCGAGAGATCCAGAAACGTCTGCTACAGTTGTAATAGTGGCTGCACCGTTTGAGGCTGCTCCTGTAGCCGTTATTACGTAAGGAACTCCTGCCGTTAATGCAGTGCTGTTGATAGCTAAATTCGAACCTGTTACAGGAGAAATAAAACCACTATAGCCCCCACAATACCTTTGGTAATTGGCGTCTAACTGAATTAACGCATATCCCGCTGCAGGGTTTGGGTTTGTATAACCTCGGTTGGCCGCTGGAGTAGCCGACGTGTGCATGAACACGTTACGGACACCTTGGCCCTTGAGGCTTCGTATGCCAAGACCGTTACCATTTGAACTGTCAACGATAAAATTGCAATCTATTAAAACTGGTTGGAAGAGAGGGGAGTAGAGCCGACCGCCATTATTGCCAAGTGGATTTGCCATGTAAGGTTCCTTTAGCTCCCTGTTAATCTGCCAGAGTGCAGGGAGCAACTAGTCTGGTCAGAGCCCAAAGAAAACCTCAGGCTATTCTATAAGTGGTGTGAAATCCGGTCTCAAAAGACCGTTTTAAGGCTTAAGAGACCGGACTTTATTGATTACTGAGAGAGCTGGACTAAGCAGTTAGCAACTGGTGCATTGCACACTAAGTTACCAACAGAGAGTAATTGCATTTGGATACCGTCGATACCATTTCCGACCAACGGGAATCCGATTTCTTCGTACAGACCTTTGTAGGTCAAGAAGTCAACCATTTTACCGATTGTTTTCAATTTCCACGTTTTCGTGTTCAAGATGAACGCCGTTTGAGCTGGGCAGTTACGATCCTGGACTACGTTGATGGAACCACTTCCGGTTGGGAGGGTCAACGATTTGAAGGAGATCATGACGTCGTCGCTGATCTTCACATCGATCATTTGATAGACGATTTGAACCGTCAATTGTTTAATTAACGCCTGATAGGACACTGGATTCACGAGGATGATATCCGCGGGACCGGCTTCGGTACGTAACGCTTCCAATTGGTTAGCCGCGTCAATAAGAGCATCTTGAATGCTTTCATTGGTTCCGTTGAACACCAATCCAGCCAACTGCTGAGGAGCAGCTGTTCGGTTGACGTTAAAGAAATAGTCTCCCGCGGGTGGGGTACAAATCCAGGCTTGCAGTCCTGCAATTTTCAACATGTTTGAAGATTGGAGACCGTTTGAAATGAAGTTCACATCTCCCGCTTGTGCGAGATACGGGAAACTTGTAGACCAGTTCGTAGGAGTTCCGGCCGCTCCGCCCTGTGTAGCACTGACCGTAATTTGACCGGCCGGGACGTTCACTCCGATGACATACCCGATCGCGTTGCTCGTGCTCTGTGTGGGGGTCTGACCGGATTTGCTGAAGCTGACTAACGCCATTCCGATAGCGAAATACATGGCTGATTGGGGTTGATCTAGGGTGATAACACCACTAGAGATCGAACCTGCACCAAGACCAAAAGTACCGCGAGTGCCTGAACCGTCTCCGTACAACATCAACGCCAAGTCATTGCCAAGAGTCGTGAACGCCGTTTTAACGTTCAACTCTTGGGCAGGCATGAAGGCCGCTAATTCGCTGTCAGAAGCTCTGAGGAAATCTCCAGAGATTGAGAACAGGGCATAGTTGTTAGTTCGGGTAACCAAGAATTCTTGGGTAACAGGAGCGGTCTGATTGCTTTGTGCAGTCGAGAAGCTCGCCGAACGGCCTCCCGCAGGTCCGAACACTATTGCAGGGACTGGGAAGTATTTACCACCCATCATGCTACCGTCAGACGCTTCGTCTTTCGGAATCATGGCTAGGCCTGGGTTATTGTTGTACAGATAGTTTTTAGCTACCCATGCGTCGTCTGAATACAGTTCTTTTAAAACTGCAATATTAGACGTTGACGTCGATAATTGAGCTGCCATTGTTTTCCTTTAGGAGGGTTAGGACTTGCCGTTTTGAAGGGCTTTGTCGCGGATACGGAGTCGGGCTTCTCGCCATCTCTCTGCATCGTTTGTGATTTGATGAAGCGGTTTGGGAATTCTTTTGATTTCCCCCATCGCCTGCATACTGTTGGTAAGAGTTTTGACCTTAGGGGCTTCCGTCTTTGGGGCTTCGACCTTTGGTTCTTCTTTGGGTTTAACCTTACTGAGGGACAGCCATTGTTTGGCTTGTTCTAGGAGGATTTCTTCGACTTCTTTAGCTGCTTCTTCTGGGGTGAGTTCAACTGAATCTTGCTCAAACGTATCGAGAATGTGCTGTACCACAGCCTCTTCTTGTCCAAGCTCCTTGATGGTTACGAAATCGGGGTTACTTGCTACGATTTGTTTAACCGAACTGCGTCTATGATTTACTGCCTCTTCAAAACGTTTTTCTATGTCTGATTGTTGAGAGTTTTTAAGGGCCTCTACTTCAGCTTTTAAATTCTGAATGGCCTGTTGTGCTGGGTCAGCGTTCTGCTGTTCTGAGAGGAGATAGTTGGTATATTCTTCGTAGCTTACGAAATCCTTTAAGCCAGAGTAGTCTTTCTTTTGAAGCTTCTCTTTCAGAGACTTTAATTCTTCAATCTCTTTCCGTTCAGCCTCGAGTTGAGACTTCTGCTTATTGAGCTCTGATAGCTCTTGACGATACTTAGCTTCCTTACGGGCCAAAGCCGCCATTTGTGGGCTTAACGTTGCCGATTCTTCAACTGACGTTTCAACCGCCTTAGGTTCTTCAACTTTGGCTGGTTGTTCACTTTGTGCCTGTACGGGCTCGGGAGTGGATGGCTTTTTGACAATTCTGCGGCCTTCGGGTTGTTTGGGATCATACGACTTTGGGGGGAGAACCACTTCACTCTGCGGAGCAGGTGAGGGTATAGGGGAGACTGTAAATGACACGGGACTTTCCTTAGACCGGTTCTGCGGCTATTAAACAGCGGCCCCGCTCGCCGGACCTACGGGAGCTTGAGGTGGTGCTGTGGGAGGTAATTGGGACTGGGAAGAAGGTTGTGCTGGGACAGGGGGAGGAGTGGCTTGTTGTTTAAGATTTTGGACCATGGTGAACCAATCTCGAAGAGCTTGCATCTTTTCCTCTTCAAGTTGGAGAGTCGCGTAAAGGTTGATGTAGTTAACACACAGTTGAGTAGCCAAATCAGACGGGTCTAGAATGAATACATCGGGCGCAATCGAATCAAAGTTTTTGTAGCCGTGGTCTACGATGTCATCGAGGGACTTTAAGATCCGTTCTTCAAGTGCTGCGGCCAATCTGTCTGATTGTTCTAGATCCGGGAAGTTAGAAAGACGTCTAAATTCTTGGGTAGAGATTTCGCCCGCTGCTAGCATTTCAGAGAGTTTGGCCTGACGGCCTGCTGGATCATTTGGAAGAGAGCTTTCTTCCATACACTGGACAACGTAGTTGTCTTTAAGTTGGGCTATGGCTTTAAAATCAATTTTTCTAATCCCGTCGCGGTCCGGAAAAACTGTTTCGTACGATCCTTCTTCTTCAGCTATATCCTTGGCTTCCTCAATCATGAGTTGGGCAAGTTCTACGAAAGAATTCTGATACCTACGCTCTAAAGCTGCAAACCGGTCGCTTTGAATGTCCATGAAGGCTCGCTGAGCCTCTCCTGAATTGAGCCCCGCTGGTTTCTCGCCTTGAGCGGCTAGTGTAGAAATGCCTGCAATTTGATAAGCATTGCTAATGAGCCATTGAATATACTGGTAGACTTCGGGGTTGTTAGCTTGAGCGTTTACAAACTCTGGTTTATTACCTCGGTATTTAATTTGGGACCCGACTCGGTTATTAAAAGCTGTCTCCAAAATCTTGGACATTTCGTCTATCAAGATTCTAGGAACAGACATGAGCTCGTGAGCCTGAGATACCACAATTAGGGTACGGTATAGCTCCATCTGGGTCGGCATGAGGATTTCAGCTAGGCCCTGGGCATACCAGTTAACGGGGTGAGCATTGTATGATAGCCGAACGAATGGGAAGTATTTTCGCTTCCAAGGTTCATCAAAAATAACACCGTGGTCGCATATGATAATGTGACGACCGTCAGTAGCGTCTTTTGAGGACGGTAGATGCCAAGCCTCGATTACTATAATCTGGTCTGAGGTGGTTTCGGATGATCTGGGGGAGTTGTCCACTGTAGCCGCGTTGGCATCTAGGATAGCCTGGCCGGCCTTTTTGAAATAAGAAAGCAAGGTATCCCGGTCTACTAGCTTCACTTGCAGAAGCTGTGTAGGGCGATCGTAATAAGCATCGTTAAAATCTGTAAGGAGCTCGGTTTCTAGGACCCGTTCCAGGTGTACTTTAGAGTCTTTGGAAGAAACCTTTAAGAATCCGTTACCTAGGATGCAAGCATCTCTAAGGGAAAGAGTATTAAGCTCGTAAGCTTTGGTACGGTATAACTCACCTTGGATAAAGGCGTTTGCCTCTTTAGCAAGTTTACGTTCTTTGTAGTGCCCACCATCTGTGAGAAAGATGGGTTTGGGTCTATCTTGCGATATACGGCTTACCAGTGTGTCGATGCATGAGTAGGTAACATTGGCAGTAGGGCGACCCATGGGCATGTTAGCTGATTGGTCGAGCTTTGAGTTGGCTGCTTGGAAGTAGTTGTAAAGAGGTTTGCCGGAATAAAGACGTGTAAATACAGAAGCCTGCTGAATACGGTACGCATTGGTTTTCTTTAGATACTCGTAAGTAGCTAAAGTCATTTCAGTAAGTTCTTTATCCGTCTGAGCCGTCCACCACTTAAAGAACGCAGCTTTAGGTGAGGTCTTTTTAGGACGGCTATCAATAACTTTAGGCGCTACGGCCTCTTCGATGGACCTGGTGGTATAGGACATATAGTTTTAAAAACGGGTAGTTACCGTTCTTCTAGGAAGATTTTAGAAAAACGTAAAGTTAGGGTTCTTCTGGGGAAGTATTGTCGGGGAAGAGTTGGTCTAGAAGCTCGTTATCAGACAGCTTCATGATGGACTCTAAGCGCTCATCCTTGTGCGGGACGGGCTCGAGCTCTGGGGACGGTTTGGGTATTTCTGGGTGCGGTTTTGGGTTTGTTATTTTCTTGACACGTTTGGGGGTTTTGTGGTCAACTTGTAACAAACCCGCAGGAGTAGCAAAGGTTATCTCAATGCCCATTCCTTTGAAGGATAGGGCACCAGATGCGTTTAAATGGGCTATAAGCGCTTCTAGCTGTTTGGGGGTCACTTAGTACCTATAGCTTCATGTAAGAGCTTAGACGGGCCTTTAAACGCATTTTACGTTTATCCTTTGGTCCCATCTCGGTAAACTCCTCTTCAGACATTTCCTTAGGCTCTGGAGCGTCCTCGTGCTCGAAGCCTACGGAATCCTCGACCCGGGCATCCTGGACCGTTTGGTCCACTTCGGAAGGGTCCATTTGGTCTACGTCGTCTTTAGGCTTTTCGGCCTTTTTCTTACGTTCTCGGATTAGTTTGGAGAGATGCTTGGGATCAAGCTTTAACATGGTAGGTTAGACTTTCTTAAGATAATCCAGCATTGCACTGGATGTGCCCATTGGAGCGCCAAGCTCGTGGGCACGTTTATGGTAAGTATCAATTCTTGTTAGGTGGCCTTTGGGCATTATCGGTTGGCCGTGGCCTGTTTCTCGGAAGCGGGATTCGTAACGGCCTTGAGTGACCTCAGGGGTTTCAATGATGAAGATGGGTTTGACTTCAAAGCCGCTAAGGGAGTCTGTGTAAAAGCTTAGTGTAAACGGGGTCTCACAAAGAATGGGTTTGTTAGACCTTGTGGCCTCCAAGCGGATAGCTTCTACGTAAGTGTTTGGGGTTTTATAACTGTCGTGAGGCACAAAGGTGAAACGGTCGATGAGCTGCTTGGCTATCCAGGTCTTTCCAGAACCTGGGGTTCCTACTAGAATGTAAATCGTTTTGGTCATCGTCTACTCGTGGTTACGTGTCCGTCTGGGACCGTTATGGAACATTATGTGCGTAAAGGCTCATTAGGTTTAGCCAGCTAATGGTTCTAACGTTCCGGCGCGTTAATAGTCCGTTATGGGCCTTAATACGAGTATAACAACAAGTGTCAAGGCTTGTCAAGCATTATTTTATATAAAAATGATAGGAGGCCTTATATCAATTACTTAGACCCTAAAATAGTTTAATAAAATACTTGACACGTTTTTATTGCTTTAGAAGTAAATGGTTCTCACTTTAGTGCGTTTATCGGGAAAAATCACCAAAAGCTGGGATTTTACCCCTATAGCGGTAATCTATTAACGTTTCGTTAGATCTTTCCAATAAGGTCCAAAAGTTCACCAATATCAGATCTGTCCATAGATGCCACGTAGTCTTTAATAGAAATGTTAATAGACTCTTGTCCTCGTTTTACTGCTTGGGCAATGGCTAACGGGCTTAACGGGCTTAACGGTTTTTGGTCAGGGTTGGTACCTTTCACCCGCTGGCGTTGGTTCTCAGGCTTATGAGCCCACCAGCGATAACCTACATAACTGGCACCAAGTTGTTTGCAGGCAGCCGCTTCAGATAAGCCCGGTGTCTTGTCTAACAACGCTCTTACTTGTTTATATAACTCTTTGTTCTTATCGCTTACAGTCTTGTTTGTCATTACAGATTCCTTTAAGTTAAGTGGGGTTATAACCATGACCTACTGTCTGTTCGGTAAGTGTTACCACCTACCTTAAGCCTTTTGTCTGCACGAGTTATACCACATACTTCTAGCCTTGTGGAAGACCTGGATTCTGTATAAGAGCTATATACGCTTTGCAAGACGCGCTGCGGCCACATCGTCCATTACGAATCCCGCGTAGTTGCTTTGGACCGTTTCGATACTGTCTCCTAGGCTCTGAGCAATGTCATCAAAGCTTACACCGCACATCCTAAGGTGTACGGCGTAAGAATGACGTAGAGCATGCCATGTAATTCCGACTCGCACCTTCATGATTAGCCCGACCTTCCGGGTGCGGAATGCTTTCTTCTGCTCCTCAGGCAAGTTTACCCAAGCCTCCACGAAAGGACGGCATTCGGATATGACTGCGACGTTGCGGGCCTGGTCCCGCTTAGGTAATCCTATGGACCAGTCGTAGTATCTTTGTTTGTCGACTCGGATTACCGCTCCTGCTTTTCTTATTTCAAAGAGCTCCCCGAACCTGACCCCCGTACCGAAACTAGTGAGAGCTGCGATACGAGTGATCTCATCTGGGAACTTTATGGCCAAGAGCTCGGACAAACTGATGCGGGTAATCGGCTGTGGGACTTTAAGCTCAAGGGCAATTCTTTCCTCACAGCCTTTGAACGCAAGAAGCACGTTGCAGCACATAGCCATTCGACGCTGATCGGGAAGCTTGTCAATAGCTTTCTGCACGTCCTCGATGGGACTGATTCCGATCTCAAGTCCCCCAAGGCCTAGCAGCATTCGGTTCATCGCTCCGAGTAGAGATTCTTTACTACCACGGTGGAGCTTTCTCCGGTCGTAAACCTTGACGCGCCACAGGGCAAGCAAGTCCAGATTGCGGTCCGCGTAC